TACTAAATTAGGTGCGTGAGCAGGGGGTCACGACCGTGGAGCGCGGGGGTTTGCCCCATAAAAAGTAAAAGCTCTAGGAACCACTAGTAATAATTGGTTTATAAGTACACTATATATATGCCACTATTTCTGCGCTAACGCTGTGCATGAAAGGGGTAACAGATTCCATCGTGTACCGACGTGTTCCACTTTTGTAATGTAGTAAACCATTCTGCTACATTACACTACAATCCAAATCCGGCGCACACAATGGAATCTATTACCTCTAGGCTAACTATCGGTGGCACCGATAGATACGACCTTACATCTATTACCTCTAGGCTAACTATCGGTGCCACCGATAGATACGACCTGCATCGTTGCGCTTCTCTAGGAACTGGTATTGGTTGTAACGCGTTATCGTTGCGCTTCTCTAGGAACTGGTATTGGTTGTAACGCGTTATCGTTGCGCAACACTAAGGGCACTGGTATTAAATAGGGGCGTAAATGACAGGCACAAAAAAGCCCCAATCAAGGGGCTTAGATGTAACCGGTTCCTAGTTAAGCGGTAAGGTTAGAAGCATTCGAGAGACGTTCGATCTCAGCCTTCAATGCGTTGATCTCAACCAGTAATGACTTCCTTCGATGGTCGTTGAAGTCCTCGGGGAAATCATCATTAGGCTTCAATGATGCGAGCACCCGATCCATATTGCCTGCTACTTTGGACAGTGCAGACTTTTTGCCTACCGTGTTGGAAGGTTCGCCGCTATCCACCGCTGCCTTTTTAGCTAACGCCTTGATCAACCTTACCTCGATTTTCCCAAGGTGAGCTGATGGCTTGTTACTATTGGTCGTCATGCTGACAATCCGCTCTGGACTATCACCACGTAACCTTGCCGCTGCCTTCCAACTATTGCCCCTTCGCTTACCGTCGAAGCTCCGGACAAAAATAATGTCCAATTGAACCTCCGGCAACAGTCCGGAAAAGATGGCATCTGCTAACAGCTTCGCCTTTTTCTTTTCTGTCGCGGTTTTCGCGGTTTTCGACCGCAGACATTCCACCGTATAGTTGGCCTCTACCATTTTATCGATCAATGGATTGAGCAACGCAGCCGCGAGCTTTTGCGCACTGCCAGCTTGATACTCCACCCCTGCCCATTTTTTGATAGGGGATTTTAAACCTTCCAACTTCTGTGGCATGGTCAACGCCTTTTCCTTCTTAGCTGCTACAACTTTTACTGATTTCAATTTGCTCATAATCTTAAGTCTCTTCTATCTATCGGTGCCGCCGATAGTTACGGGGGCCAAGTGCGGTATTGCCTCGACCTGTAAACAGTTTACCACGTGGGCATACGATAGCAAACAATCCCCTATGATGACCCACCCTACCCCCATGCCCACTTCAGGGCAGTAGGATTCCTTACTACTCTAGTATTACTAATCCAGCCGAATAACGACCTATTTTTTCGTTTTGCGCCCCACAGCGAAACACCCCCCTATGAAATAGTTAGCCCCCTAAAATTTTTTTATGTTACCCTGTTAGGAAACAGGAGAGCGTTATGACTGCCAGCAACTGCCTAGAGTTAACCCTTGTGCGTTTTAAGTGTGGTGATAAAGAGACCGTAGGACGACTAACGCTGCCCACTGCTGAGGGCGTGAAGCTGTTTTGGACAATCGAGAACCCTTGGGTCGATAACGAGACTAATATCTCCTGCATCCCTGAAGGGTTCTACTACCTTGAGCGGTACGACTCCCCGACACATGGTGATGGTACGTGGCAATTCGTCGATGTGCCGAAGCGGTCGTACTGCCAGATACATGTCGCTAACTATGCGCGTAACGTGCAGGGGTGCATCGGCCTCGGCAATACGCTGATGGAGGAACTTAGCGGGGTTGGATCATCACGAGATGCGATGGCAGAGTTCGATACGTTAACAGCGGACTACGATGAGCTACGTATGGTGATAAGTTCGGGGAGTATACCGGCGTAAAGGTACAACGTATTGAACATCTGTCGACTTTAAGGTACATTTGCCCCTTCGGTTAACCTCCTGCAAGCACCATAGGGTTTAAGCAAAATGACGATAGAGCTTCAAGTTGATAGAGGCGTACCCCTTTTAGATGATGAACCCTTCTGCGACTTAAGAATTAGAGTTGCAGCGGCCTGTGAAACCGTTAATTACCTGTCCGCTGTCGACGATGATACGCATCCCCGGCTAGAAACCAAAGCCTCGGCCTTAGATGCCGATGTTGCCGTGGCGATAGCCCGTGAATATGCCGAAGATCCAGAGAAAGCCTCTAAAAAAGTGTCAAGAACCCGCATAGCTAAGATGACTCCGGCCTCGTTAGTGCTCACTAACTCTATTTTGCAGGAGTTTGGCACCTCCGTAGCAGAATCGGCTACCCAAATACGGCATTTGGTCACTAATAAGCTCATTTTGGAGGCTGACAACCCCGATGCGAAGGTCAGGCTACGTGCATTAGAGCTATTGGGCAAGATATCGGACGTTGGACTGTTCGCTGAGAAGAGTGAGGTGACCATAACGCATCAGAGTACGGGTGATCTACGTGCGAACTTACGCAAAAAGCTCGAAAAGTTGGTTAAAGAGGTAGAACCCCCTGAAGAGGTGGAGTGGACTAACAGTGCTGGCGACTCTGAAGCCCCTATTGAGCTTGATGGGGACGTGATAGACGTGAACGCCGAGATGTATGGGGTGCCGGAGTGAGCGAAGACGTGCCGTTTGACTTCTCAGACGAAGAGATAACCCTGCTGCTGGACAATATCGACGAGTATACCCCTGATGAGGTGGTCGAGATTGAGAAAATGGTCGACGAGCTGGAGAATAGGAAGTTAAATCAGCTTGCCTTTGATGACCTGATCGAATTCTGCAAGGCTATGATGTCAGACTTCATTGTGGGGAAGCACCACCGCATCCTTGCCGACATGCTCATGGCGATTGAGGGTGGGGACAAAGATCGAGTATGTGTCAATATCCCACCGCGTCACGGTAAGTCACAGTTAGTCTCTATATTCTACCCAGCGTGGTTCTTAGGTCGTAATCCAGACAAGAAAGTAATGATGGTGTCTCATACGTCTGATTTAGCCGTAGATTTCGGTAGAAAGGTACGAAACCTCATCGCAACAGACGCTTATAGGGCAGTTTTTCCCTCGGTACGCCTTGCTGCTGACTCCAAGTCTGCCGGTCGGTGGAACACGAATGTCGGTGGGGAGTACTACGCGACAGGGGTAGGCTCCGCACTGGCGGGTCGTGGTGCAGACCTGTTACTGATTGACGATCCTCATTCCGAGCAGGATGTAATCAACGGCAACTTCTCCGCGTTTGCCCGAGCCTATGATTGGTATACGTTTGGCGCACGTACACGGCTTATGCCCGGAGGGCGGGTAGCCATTGTACAAACACGTTGGCACATGGACGATCTGACAGGGCGTGTGGTGAAGGATATGTCCCAGAACGAACGCGCCGATGAGTTTGAGGTGGTCGAGTTCCCCGCCATACTTGAGGTGGACGATAAAGAGACGGGTAAACCCATACAGAAGCCCTTATGGCCTGAGTTTTTTGATCTAGAAGCCCTGCTACGAACCAAAGCCTCTATGCCGGTGTTCCAGTGGAATGCCCAGTACCAACAGGAGCCAACCGCAGAGGAAGCTGCCCTCATCAAGCGTGAGTGGTGGAATATATGGGAGGAAGAAGACCCCCCGAAGTGCGAGTACCTCATTATGTCCCTTGACTCCGCTGCGGAGAAACATAATCGGGCTGACTTTACAGCACTAACCACATGGGGGGTCTTCTTCAACGAGACGGCGGATGCGTACCACATCATCCTGCTCAACAGCATCAAGCAGCGGCTGGAGTTTCCCGAGCTAAAAGACCTAGCAATGGCTGAATATGCTGAGTGGGAACCCGATGCCTTTATTGTGGAGAAGAAGAGTTCTGGTGTAGCCTTATACCAAGAGATGAGACGGATGGGGCTGCCTGTGCAAGAATTTACCCCTCATAGGGGTAGTGGTGATAAGCTAGCGCGATTAAACTCTGTCGCGGACATTGTAGCGTCAGGACTCTGTTGGATGCCCGAGACACGGTGGGCTGAGGAGGTGATAGAGGAGATAGCTGGCTTCCCCTTCGCAAGTAACGATGACCTAGTCGATGCAACAGTTATGGCCCTGATGAGATTCAGGAGTGGTGGGTTCATACGACTGCCCAGTGACGAGCCAGAAGAGCAGCAGTATTTTAAGGGCCACCGAACAAACCGATATTACTGAGAGCATAGACTATGGCAATCGAGAAAGGGATATACACTGCACCGTTAGGTATAGATGAGGAAGAGGAGCGTGAGGAGCAGGAAGAGCTAGGCATGGAGATCATGGACAGCGAAGACCTAGCAGCGGCAGATGAGGTACTTCTACCTGACGGCAGTATGGAGATAACCCTGATCGCAGAGATTGATGCTGCTGACATGATGGAGTTTGACGGTAACCTTGCCGAAGCCCTAGATGAAGGGGAGCTAGAAGCGCTATCAGACGAGCTTGTAGGGTACGTAGACGCTGATATAGAGAGCAGGAAGGACTGGGCCGATACGTTCGTAAAAGGGCTGGACGTGCTCGGGTTTAAGTATGAGGAGCGTACTGAACCTTGGGAAGGCGCTTGTGGGGTGTACTCTACGGTACTCGCTGAGGCTGCTATACGGTTCCAAGCAGAGACAATGAGCGAGACGTTCCCAGCGGCTGGCCCAGTACGTGTGAAGGTGTTAGGAGAAGAGACAAAAGATAAAGTTGAAGCGTCCGAGCGCGTGAAAGCGGACATGAACTACGAGTTGACGGAGCGGATGGTTGAGTACCGCCCCGAGCATGAGCGGATGCTCTACAGCCTAGGGCTGGCGGGGTCTGCGTTCAAGAAGGTGTATTACGACCCGAGTTTAGGCCGTCAGGTAGCCATCTACATACCCGCAGAAGACGTTATCGTGCCCTACGGCGCGTCTCATGTGGAGACGGCTGAACGTGTTACCCACGTGATGCGGAAGACTAAGAACGAGCTAAAGAAGCTCCAAGCGATGGGGTTTTATCGTGACGTGGATCTAGGTGATCCAGAACCCTACCACACGGATATAGAGAAGCGTAAAGCCGAGGAAAGTGGTTACTCTGTAACAGATGATGAGCGCTATGCCATCTTTGAAGTACACGCAGACATCATTATCCCCGGCGTTGACGAAGATGACGAGGAGATTGCCAAGCCCTACGTGGTGACTATTGAGCGGGGTACGAACAATATCCTAGCTATCCGTAGAAACTGGCAGGAAGAAGACTCGCTGTTCCTTAAGCGGAATCACTTCGTCCACTACGTCTACGTGCCGGGGTTTGGGTTTTATGGGCTTGGGCTGATCCACATTATTGGGGGCTACGCTAAGGCCGGTACGTCTATCATACGGCAGCTTGTAGACGCGGGTACGCTGTCTAATCTTCCGGGCGGGTTAAAGTCCCGTGGGCTACGTATTAAAGGGGACAACACCCCCATCGAGCCGGGAGAGTGGAAGGACGTTGACGTACCTTCTGGATCTATCCGCGACAACATTATGCCGCTCCCCTATAAGGAGCCAAGCCAAACACTATTAGCCCTGCTCAACCAGATAACGACTGAGGGCAAGCGGTTAGGCGCGATCAGTGACATGAACATCTCTGATATGTCGGCTAACGCCCCTGTAGGGACAACGCTGGCCCTGTTAGAGCGCACTTTAAAGCCTATGGCTGCGGTACAGGCCCGTGTCCACTACGCCATGAAGCAGGAGTTTAAGCTCCTCAAGACGATCATGGCTGAGTACGCCTCTACGGAGTACGACTACGTCCCTGAACGCGGGGAGGTAAGTGCCCGTGTATCGGACTATATGATGGTGGAGGTTATCCCCGTCAGTGATCCGAATAGCTCCACAATGGCCCAACGAGTTGTACAGTACCAAGCTGTGCTTCAGATGAGCCAATCAGCCCCCCAGATATACGACCTACCGCAGCTACATAGGCAGATGATCGAGGTATTAGGGGTTAAAAATGCCGATAAACTTGTGCCCATTGAGGATGATATAGACCCGATTGATCCCGTGAGCGAGAACATGAACGCGTTAACAGGTACGCCTATCAAGGCGTTTCTCCAGCAGGAACACACCGCGCATATCGCCACACACCAAGCCTTCATGCAAGACCCTATGGTGGCGCAGATGATCGGGCAGAACCCGCAGGGGCAAGCCATCATGGCTGCACTGCAAGCGCATTTGTTTGAGCACCTAGGGTTCCAGTATCGAGCACAGATAGAAGAGCAGTTAGGTGTACAGCTACCGGCACTGGGCAAAGAACTGCCTGAAGAAGTAGAACTAACACTGGCGAAGCTGATGGCCCAAGCGGGAGCGCAGCTAACTCAGGTTCATCAGAAGGAACAGGCCCAGCAACAGGCCCAGCAACAGGCTCAAGATCCTATATTCCAGCTTCAACAGAAGGAAGTGGCGATTAAAGAGCAGGAAGTACAGCGTAAGGCCGCTAAAGATGCCGGAGAGTTACAGATACGAACGGCTGAACAAGACCGCATCGCGCAGAAGGAAGCGATTGATGCTGCAATTAAGACTAAACAGTTAGGGCTAGATACCCAAGAACTGGAGCTTGATGCTCAGAAAGAAGGGCTACGTATGGCTACGCAGACCTCAAGAGAACAGGACAAACTCAGTTTAGAGTTGTTAAGGCTCATGGCTCAACAAGAGAAGAGTGAATAATGGCTAAAACCGTCTTAGACGTGCTTAAAGATAAGATCGAGGCTGATAGAGCCTCTGCACTACAATTTCTGGGTAATGGGGGAGCTAAAGACTTTGCCTCATACAAAGAAGTTACAGGTATGGTTCGGGGTCTCGAAACCTGTATGAATTATGTAGAAGACCTCTCGCGCAATATGGATAACGACGATGACGATGACTGAGAAAGTAGTAGAACTAACTGAAGAAGAAGTTGAGGCTCAATTACCAACACCCGTAGGGTATAGAGTACTCGTAGCTTTGCCACAAGTTGAGGAGACGTACGGGGATACCGGACTTATTAAGTCCACTACAACTAAAAACCAAGAGCACATTATGTCGATAATAGGTCTGGTGCTGGATATGGGCGATCAAGCCTATTCTGACAAAGACCGATTCCCTACTGGGGCGTGGTGTAAGGCCGGAGACTATGTGATGTTCCGTATGAACACGGGCACAAGGTTTAGAGTTGGTGGGGTAGAGTATCGTCTGATGAACGACGACTCTATAGAGGCTATTGTAGCTGATCCACATGGCATAACCCGAGCATAGGAGATAATCATGGGGTTTGAAAAAGTAGAGTTTGAGTTTCCTAACGACGATGAGATTAGCACGGAGATAGAGATAGAAAGCTCTAGCGCCACTAGTCCGTTTGACGAACCGGAAGAGGAGGTTGCACTTGATACAGAAGATGAAGACTTGGATGAAGAAGTTGAAATCGAGGTTATTGACGACACGCCTCAAGCTGATCGCGGTCGTAAAGCGACTGAGCCACCGGATGATGTTACTGATGAAGAGCTTGAAGACTACAGTGACAAAGTTCGTAAGCGGATTAAACATTTCAGCAAGGGTTACCACGATGAACGTCGAGCTAAAGAGGCTGCTGAACGTGAGCGTCAAGAGCTTGAACAGGTGGCGCATCGCCTTATTGAAGAGAATAAAAACCTTAAGGGGGCAGTAAGTAAGAACCAAGAAGCCCTTTTAGAGCAAGCCAAGCGTACTGCGGCAGGGGAGATGATCCTAGCCAAACGTGCTTATAAGGCGGCTTACGAGGAAGGGGACTCCGATAAGCTGGTTGAAGCGCAAGAGAAGATGACTAATGCCAAGTTTAAGGCAGATAAACTATCCGGTATAAGTCCAGAAGCTTTACAATATCAAGAAACTCCTGTAAAAACGGAGGAAACAGAGGAATATTCCACCCCAGCACCTATTATAGACGACAAAGCTAATAGTTGGGCCGCCACTAACAAGTGGTTTGGGCAAGATGATGAGATGACAAGTTTTGCGCTGGGGTTGCATAATAAACTTGTCAAGGAAGGGGCTAACCCCCAGACCGACGAATACTACGAGAAGATTGACGCTCGTATGCGCCAGATATTCCCCGACGAGTTTGGGGAGGTTGAGGTAGAAGTTGAGCAACGTAAGAAACGAACAAATGTGGTTGCCCCCGCAACGCGGAGCACAGCACCTAGAAAGATTAGGTTAACG